AGGCAATATACAAAACAACATTAGGATCAGAGTTTCTCCTTAAAGAGTTCATACATTGTTGATCAGAGTAATAAGCAGGCCACGTACATATTTCATAAATGTGATTATTTTGTAATTTGTCTAACTGTTCGTTACGAACCATGGGATATATTGGAGCAGGAGTATGTGCTGCTAACATATACTTTCTATAATATCATATTATATATAAACTATATGGTTTTATACATCAAGATGGACCAAAAGACTTGGGGACAAGGAGATTTTACAGATAGTGCTACTTATGACTTGTCAGGTACGGTATATGATGATAATAGATTAGCAACAGCAAGAAACATATCTGGTTTCACAGGAACATTACGATTAATAGATCAAGATGGAGATTCTGTATTTACAACTACAGAGAATCTAACATTAGGATCAGATGGTACTATACTAATCAAGTTTGCAGATGGAAAAACACCTACACTACAAGGTATATTCAAAGTTAGATTAAGATTAGAAGTTTCAGGTACTAGATTGACCTGTATAGGTGTTAATGGCTCAGATGAAGTCTATTTTGAACACGATTAGTTACTTTTTACTTCCTTTGTTCAATTTTATTGTTATTTGAGCATTGGCAGACATTTTTACAGTAAAAAAGACGATTTCTGGTTCAAATATGCCTGTTTTACCTAGAAATACCCCAATTAAGGAGAAATATGAGGGTTCAATCAGGGTAATTGAGGCATTTAATCAAAAAAGTGAGGTAAATCAATCAGATTGGCAAGATGAACTGGCTCCAGACAGACCATTCGTTGAAACTATCAACGCAATCAACCAAGATCCAAGATTAAACTTATCAAATGAAACATATATTCAAATGGTATTAGGAAAAGGACTCAGAGTAACTGCAAAGAAGGAGAATATAGCAGATATGGTAACAGAATGGTGGGATGAGATACAATGGGATGAACAATTAGAAGATGCATTGTATTCTTACTTAGGATGTGGTAATATGTTCTTTGAACATGATCCAACATACAAAGAATATGTTGAAGTTGCAGTTACAACAATAGAAAGTATTGTAAGAGGTAAGAATGGGGATATTAAATATTATTTACAACACGTTAATGATATAGATATTAAATTAAGACCAAGAGAGGTAACACAATTCAAACTAACTAACGTATCTAGAGAGGCATTTGGTAGAGGATTACATCATTCAGTATTATCTACATATACAAACCCAGATACAGGAGATGTATATGATTCTCCTCTAATTCAGATGAAGAAGATGGAAGATGCCATGCCAAAGATATTTGAAGGTCATGCTGATCCAACAGTAATGTTCCACTTTGCTGATGCAGGAGAACAATTCATCAAGACTCAAGCAGATGCATTAAAGAAGATGAAACATGGATCAAAGATAGTTACAGATAAAGAATTTGATGTTAAAGTTATAGAGTCAAGTGGTAATAGTAAGTTCGAAGGTTACATTGAACACATTCAAAGAGATTTAATAGAGCCAGGATCTAAATTCCCACTCCAATTCTTCAACGCAGGCTTTACAGCAAGAGCAGCATCCGAATCTACTGACTCTGTACTAACTAGAAAGGTCAAGCGTATTCAGGCACGATTAGCTAACCAAATTAAGATTAAAATGGTATTACCATTTCTAAAAGCAAGAGGTAAGAACATCAAAGCAAAAGATATCCAAATCTTCTTTGAAACACCTCAAAAACAAGAGGCAATTATTACAGATGTCATAACATCATTTAGAGATAACCTGATTAAGAGATCAGAAGCAAGGAAATGGTTCATTAACAACTCTAGTATAGATATCAATGAAAATGACATGGAGGATGAACCACCTATCACATCAGTAACTCCAACTAACCAATTACAGGATATACGAGAGCCAGAAAACACTTCCATTAAAGACAATAATACTAATGAAAAACTGTTAGAGATGGTCAACCTAAGAGAAGAATTAGATAGAGCAGAGAAGAGAAAGAATACTGAGGAAATATTGAATTTCATAAAGGGGTTAAAAAATGATTAGAATATACACAGATAAACAAACAGATAATGTAATAGAATCCCTAGATCTAGGTAGAGTGTCATTAGGAGAAACTATAAAGTACACAATGTTTATGAAAAACACAGATACTCAATGGCCTGTTCATAATATCAAAATAGAGAACGCAAATCCAGAATTAAGATTTGATATACCTGATATGCTAAAGGCAAATGAGGTAAAAGAGGTCTTTGTTTATTGGACTCCTAAACTAGACAGTAGAGAGCCATTACTAACAAAGTTTGAATTTTCAGGCGACGTATTCATAGGATAATGACCTTTTCATATCTGAGTTATTCAGATGATTATAATTTAGATATATTTCCTCCATCCCAAGTAACAGGACTTGCAGCAATAGCAGGTAATGGAGAGGTAGCACTTACTTGGGTAGAACCTGCAACAGGTGGGAGTGTAATTACTGATTTTACTATTCAACAATCCATAGATGATTCAATATGGTCTACAATAGTAGATGGTGTATCATCTATAGCCTCATATACAGTAACAGGATTAGATAATGGTACATTATATTATTTCAAGGTTTCTGCAAGTAATATCTCTGGAGCTGGAGATTATTCAACTTCAAAATCAGCAACACCATCATATACAACTGGAAAGAAACTAATATCATTCCCAGAGGTTCAACATATTCAAGGAGTAATAAGGGTACGAGGAAATACAAGACTTCCACTAGATAAAGAACAGATAGTTGTAAGGGCAAGTGCATTTGAAAGTACATCACAATTAATATCATATAAAGGAGTAGTCAGTACAATCATAGAAGGAACCATAAAAGGTACAGGATCAAGAAATGTGAAATCAAAGGCTATGATAATAGGATCTAAATTAAATAATATAACAGAGTCAATCACAATCAAAGGTAAGAAAGATTACATTGTATTAATTGATAAAATAAAACAAATTATATAATTACTTCTCTATATCGCTTTAAACTGAAATTACTCATGGCAGAACGTATATCTGGCATTGCATTAATGCCTAGACAATCACGTAATGGTGTATATTATGACGTTGAGGAATTAAAGAAATTTGATGGTAAAACAGTACCACTAAGAGTAGAACATGATAAAGACACCCATATAGGCCAAGTTACATTCTCATTTGATGAAGAGAAGAGTCAAGTGAAATATGAAGCAACTGTATTTGATTCAGAATGGCAACAGATACTAAGTAATGAACAATATCAAGTATCAATAGGAGCATCAGTATTAGAACAAAGACATCTATGTGATGAAATGAAAGTCAAATGTCTTAATGCACCTGTATTAGATGAAATATTAGAATTATCAGTCGTTAGAACACCTGGAATACCAGAATCTACTTTACACGTTGTAGAGACACATAACGCACAATATATTAAAATTTTAAATGAACAAGAAGTACCTACTTCATTTGGTGGATTCATTGATCCTATCAGATTAAGACAGGAAATATCAGATAGTGTTAAAGCAAAGAATCCTGATTTAGAATCAGATGAGATAGATAGAAAGTCAGGAGAATTACTAGGAACATTAGAAGTAGCATTTCTTAGACTAATACAACCACCAACACAAGTACAACCTACACCAGAACAGACAGATAATGTTGATAATACTTCCAATAAAGAAACTCCCATCAATCAAAACATGACAACCGAAATTTCTGAAAAGAAAGTAGAGGAAAAAGTCAAAGTAACCATTGAAACAGATGGTGAAGTAGAAGTAGGTAAACCAGAAGCAAAAACTGAAGTAGTTGACGACAAATGTCCTGATGGAAAGGATTTGGTTGACGGTAAATGCGTTGACAAACCAGCTACAGAAGATGTTTCTGATAAAGTTGCCGAAAGAATTGAAAAATCCAATTCAGACACACTCAAAGCAGTTATTGAAACTGTTAAAGGGAACTGGAATCCTAAATCAGAAGTTGCAGAATCAACCAACGCAAGTTATGTTGAAGAAGCATTTACTGACGACCAAGCAACAGCTTTCATGGATAAACTCTTTGAAACTGGCTATAACAAATTGGTCCTTGAAAAAGAAGGATGGATTGAAACTCATTCATACCAAAAACAAACAGGTAATGGAGAGGTTCAAGAAGCCGTTTCTACATCAGGAACTATTCCAGGTGTAAAACAAGCATCAAACATTTCAATTCAGTTAGGTAGCAAAACTGCAATTCCTATTAGACAGTATGGTCAATTCCAAGCTGTTACAACAGGACAAAATACTGCAAGATTCTACAGAATCACAGTACCAGATGCAGGAGCAATTACTGAAAGCCCAACTACTGACATCACAGCAGTTACTCACACCTTAACAGCAATCGACGTAACGTGTAGCATACGAGGTTGGAGACAAGTAGTAGAAAAAGCAAATCTTGAGGACTATCCTGCAAGTTTCCTTAACGCAATTAGAGAAACTGCAAGACTAGAAGCAATCAGAGATGAGCATAAACTAATTCTCCAAGACTTAGGTGCATTAGATCACGACTTTGGTGGTGTATCAACAGCTCCTTACCATATTGGGGGATCTGACGGTGCAGCAACTACAACAACCACAGAAGAAGATGCTGATGGGGAATTAGACGAAGATGGTCTAACATTTAGTAAAAGATACCTTGAAGAATTAGGTCAAGATACCAGCCCTGGTAATTTGGTCGCTTTCATCAGCCCAAGAGCTTTTGAAGCATTAATTTCTTCAACATCTTTATCCGAATATACCCAAATCGGAAATGCAGGTGTTACCAGACTCGGACAAATGGAGAGACTGTATGGTATTGACATAATCGTCACTAATGAACTTCTTTCAGCCAATAACGCATCAAGAAACCTTGTATGTGTTAAAGGTAAAGCATGGGGATTAGCCTCACAAAGAAAGATGGAAATTGAGTTCCAAAAGAATGTCGCAGGACAATACTGGGATATTGTATGGACTCATAGAATTGGTGTAGATATCCTTGATCCAAACACATACGTAATTGTTTCTACTGTAAACGCATAGAACTTTACTTTATTTTTTTTTACTTCTATTTATGCTAATTCCATACATTTTTGTATGGATGTCGAAACACGTATATTCGAGAAGCTAGACAAGATAGAAGCAAGAATAAATGATTTATGTGTAAGACTGTCTGCTATGGAAGCAGAATACAATTCACATATTAGAGACTTACAAACACAACAAGATAGAAAATTAAAAAGGAGAGATTATACTTTAGTGATTATGGCATTAGGATTAACAACAGTAGAAGTTTTACGAATTCTAGATATAATATAAATAACAATATTTATATACAATAAATGTAAGGAATTAGACGATGAATGATAAATTACAACATTTTATAGTAGGGTTTGTATTATCCATAACTGGAATAATATGGTTTCCATTAATCATGTTAGGATTTGTATTTGGAGTGGGTAAGGAATTTTATGATGAGATAATAAGAAATAGTGCAGTTGGTGGAGATTGGTTAGATCTTGTGGCAACATTTGCAGGAGCAGTATTGGCAACATTACTTGTAGTGATGATAATTTGGTTATGAAAATTAGATAATAGTAGAAGTTTTACGAACTCTAGGCGTAATATAGATAACAATAGTTATATACAGTAAGATAAAGGAATTTGATATGGCAGGAAATCTAAGGTACTTTGGATTAGGAGCTTATACAGGACTTATCGCTCTGTGGACAGCAATGGGGCAAATCCCACTAGATCTAAATACAGCAATAGCTTTGCTTGCTCCAATAGCATTAGTAGTTGGTGCAGACATAGTAAAACACAGACAAGAGTAAATAGTATCTATATACTATTTATTCTACCTTTTTTTTATGTTATCAGGTATAATAATATCAGTTATACTAATTTTAGTTATATCATCAAGTGTTATTACTGTTAATGCTGATATATTTAATACATTAAAATTGAAACAATCAGATAGGCCATCAGTATGTATATTTGAACCATCAACAGAGACAACAGATAATTGGGAGTTATTGAAAGTTGCAACATTAATGGGTGTTTACTCATGGGATATTAAACTTAACAAGGCATATCCAGATGGAGATTGGAATATAAAAATACATGATGTTATACCTTGGGAAGAGCATAAACATAAATTAGCATCAGATTATAAACAATGCAATATAATGATTAACTTTGAAAAGACAAATGAGACTGGGAACTCCAAAGCAATAGGAACTACATCAATTAAATTCAATAACTCAAATCATAAATATATGTTCATCAATATATACCTGGAACATCAAAGATTATCAAATAATTCAAAGATAATGATTGGAGAAGGTAGTATAGGAAATTTCACAGTACCTCTAAACAAGATAATATTAACACCTAATTTAGTAAGAAATGTGGTATTACATGAAATGGGGCATACGTTGGGATTAGAGCATTATTCCATTACAACACCATTAAAAATAGGGGAGAATGGTATAGATAGATCATCAATGTACCCTTCAATAAATATTAATAATAATGAACAGACGTTAGAAGTAAAACAACCAGAGATATTATTGCTAAAGGAAATATACGGTGAAGACGGATGGTTAGGTAGTTCTCCTATATGGAATATTAGAAATTGTATTGTTATAGATAATGTTCTATATGGATGCGAGTAAACTTTTGGGATAGGTTTAAATTCAATAAATTCACTTTATCAATCATTGACATCAGAGCCTATCTTTAAAGTAGGAGTAGGAATAAACTACTTTGATGATCCTCAAGGATTAATAAAAATTTTAATTAATGATACTGTATATGACTATGTAGATAAATTCTATGTTATTGATGGTATTTATGCAGGAAGAAATGACAAACAAGAATCTGATCATACATATCTCAATGACCTCAAAGATATTTATTCTAAAATACATATTGTTGATATGCATAACAAGACTCAGATTCAAAAGAGAAACAAGTATTGGGAACTAGCAAAGAAAGATAAGATGGATTACATGATAGTATGTGACTCTGATGAATATATGGATATTAAACCAGACAGATTTAACAATTCGTTACGAATTATACAAGACAGACCTGAAAAGTGTTATCCAGTAATGCAACATATGGTAGGTATCACAACCATGAGTAGGCCAAGATTATTCAAAGGACCATATACATACAGACATAAACAAAATAAAAAGGAGAATACAATATCTCATGGCTCTCTATACGACAAAGATGATACGGAGATTATCAATCAAATGTATTCATGGTTCAAAGATCATCCAAAAAGACAGATCAATAGTGATAATCAATCAGGTGTAGATGGAATAGAGATGTGGCATGATAAGGAATTTAGAACTAAGGAAAGAATCATAGCAGATAGAGTATACTATGATGATACGCCTAATAGATAAAAAAAGGGGTTATAATCCCATATTGTGTATGATATAATCAAATTCTTTCTCAAAGGATTTATCTTCTTCTTCCTTGTGTACGGTAACTGTACCGTAATTTGAGGTACTAATTTGTATCAAATTCTCTAAATATTTGTTAGATTGTCTAAACCACTCCAAACCTATTTGAAGTTGAAAAATTTGTAACATAAATACTTCTATTGTTTAAAGTCTATATAACTATTATTATGACAAAATACGGTTCGACTGATGAAATAGAGAAGTTGGCATGGGGAGGAACTAAATCCAGTACACCAGCAACAGTAACTTCCATACAAAACTCAGTAACAGATATCATTAATTTAATATTAAATAGAAATAGTGATTTTTCAACTGTACCTACTGCTATTGACTCAATAGCCAATTTAACAGGTTCAGAGATATTAAGAAACTTAGGTGGTAGAACAGCATTAAGTACAATGCAGATTTATGATATGGTAAAAGTATTACTCGGATCTTATATGAATCAAGCACCTGATGATCAATCAAGATGGGGTAATGTCTGGTACACGTAATGACAATCACATTTACAAATTTATCAGGATCTAGAGAAAACCTTGATAAAACAATAGCAGATTTAATATCTGATAACTGGACAGCAAGTAACATTACAGGAACAATAACTCCATATTTTGCAGCAGATACAAATGAACCTGATCAATTAGCAAGACCTGATGGATCATTTATAAATGAAATTAGAGTTAATTATTCATCAAGAACAAAATATGAATCTGAAGATTTTGAAGTTAATGGAGATGATAAACACGCTTGGGTATGTACTTGTTTCATAGAGGTTCAAGGAGAATCACTACAAATTCTATTAGATATGGAAGATGAGGTCCAGAGAATATTATGGGAGAATAGACCAAATGGATCAACCAGGTTAAACAAGAGTACAGGAGCAGCATCCGAGGTAGCCTTCTTTGAAGATGCAGAACCAGAATTTGAACGTTTAGAACCTGAGGATTCAGTAGATCAGACACCTACTTCTCAAGCAGAACTAAAGATGGTTTACTTTAAGATTAAAACTTAATACTTCTTTATATCAAATTTTTGCAAGACTAAACTATGGTAGTTTCAGCACACAATGTTACAACTAAACGAGATATAGTAAAAGAATTACAATTCGTAACTGAAGGAAATTCAGTAACTACTCCAGCATTATACGGAGTAACACCAAACTCATCAACCTTTGCTATAGTAGGTAATAATACAGAAATTAACATTCAACCAGATGTTCAACATATGGATGTCTCAGTATTAGGATCAGAAGATGTTATTGATGCAGTAAAGACACAATCATTATACGCATTTACACTTAGAAACAATCCAGTAGATTTAACATTATGGAAATATCTATGGAATAGTTCTGGAACAGGAGCAACATCCCCAGACAGTTCATTATCATTTACATATTCATTTAACTTAAACGGTACAGAATATTATCAACATATGAGAGGATGTAGACCAACATCAGGAACTCTATCTGTATCAAGAGGTATGTGGGATCAAAACATGACATTTATCTGTAAAGATATTACAATACCAACAACATCAACATCAGATCCAGGAACTCCAGTATATCAATCAGCAGAGACTACATCATCTCCAATCGTTCACTCTGATGGTGGAGGAAGTCCATTCACTTACAACTCTATAGCATACGGAGAGAGATCATTTAGTACAACAATTAATAGAAACATGGCAGTAATGGCAGTTAATGGGGAAACTGATATCACTTATACTAAAGCAACTGACAGAGCAATCACATTTACAGCAGATGTATTTTCTGGAACTGCTTCAAGTGAAACAGCATTATACACATTATATGAATCCAAAGATGCAGATGCAGCAAGTTACAAATTCACTTCTGCTGGAACTGTAACATTAACATATGCAAACGCAGTTATCACAGATTACTCATATACTCATGCAGCAGGATCAGCAGATGCACTTATTGAATCTATTACTTGTAGAGCAGAATCAGTAACAAACCTATAGATTTAAATACTTTAAATATAAATCATTTATATGCCATTCTTAAACATAGATAAAAAGGCTTGGATTATTAAAGATTTAGAGATTCCTGTTATCGAAGAAGTTTCTATGAAGGGTATGAAATGGTTTAGGGATAAAGTAAAATGGGCTGCTGAAAGAGAGGAGAAAGGAGATATTACACAGACTCAAGCATTAGCAGCAGATGATGAATGGTGGACTAAAACTTGTGATATTGGGTTAGGTAAAAGTATGGATGATATATTAGAATCTGGTGTTACAGAACCAGAGTTTAGAGAATTAATGGCTGAGGTATACAGTTTTTTAGCAATATATGGAACGATAGAAAGAGCAAAGCTATCCGCTTTGTACGATCCAGAGATCCTAAAGAGAGAGAACAAGCTTACAGAGACTACCCAGAACTCAGAGAAATAGTACCAATGATATATCTAGTTAGAGGTGGATTTGGATCATGGACAGAAATTTATGATTTAAAAGAGAAACTAGGTATGGATAAATTATTAGAGATACAAAATATACTATCTATATTACAACAAGAAGAAGAATTAGATAATGGCAATAGACATTGAAGGATTAAAAGAAATACAAAGTAAATTTAATAAATTTAAATTTAGAGGTAAGAATATAAAATATAAATTCTTAACTATGGTAGGTGTAGAGGCATTAGAGTTACTTAAAATGAATACTCCAGTTGATACAGGAACATTACGAGAAGGATGGATATTACAACAAAGTGAGAATGAAGTAACCATTATGAACGATCAACAGGACCTTATATCATTTCTTTCAATGGGTACTATACGTCACATTGCAAACCCATTCATTATGAGGATTAACAGTCAAGTAGATAATATGGTTATGGCCAGATTAGAATTAGCATTAGCAGAATCACATGAGTTCTTTAGGAAACTTCCTGGAGGAAAGAATAGAAAGATGCAACAAGTAGGAAGAACCTCAGCAGGATTCAAAGGTGGTATATCATTTGCAGGTAGATCCACATTAGTTAGAGCAGGAACAGGAAGAAGACAATTAAAGCGTAGATTATCTCTCAGACGTAGAAGAGGTAAATCAATTAATCCAGCAAGAAAAGATGCTAAAGTAGGGTAATACTTCTCTATATCATTTTTAAGGAATATCAACTATGGCTAGGGATAATGTAACATTTAAGTTTAGAATAGACTTAACCCAAATGACTATAAAAGGTCGACAAGCTGTAAAGATTTTAGAAGATATACAGAGAAAATCAGGTCAAGCAGCAGCAGGTATGAGTAGAATGGGAACAGCAGCAACTAAGACAGGACAACAAACAGCAGCAGCAGCCATTAACTTTCAAACAGCTACTCAAGGTATGCTCAACTTATCAACAGCAGCAGTACAAACTTTCACTTCCATATCTAACTTAGACAGAGCTAACAATAGAGCAAAGATGTCTGTAATTGCAGTAGCAAGAGCAGAGGATTTATTAGCAAACAAATTAGAAAGACAAAACACATTAAGAGCAGCAGGAGCAACAGGTTCACAAAAGGATATTAATATCACTAAAGAAATAGCAACTGCAAAAGCAGACCTTACAGTAAAGACAGAGAAGATGGGAATTGAACAAGCAGCAGTTAATGATATTTATATGTTGTTCGCTACAAACATAGCAAACGTCACAATATCATCTATACAGACTATAGCAATTTTAGATAAAAATCAAATAATACTTAACACAGCAAAAGCAGTAGGAATGAAACTAAATAATTTCCTATCTATCAATGCAGCACGAGCAGCATATAGTGAGGCAGCAGCATCAGCAGTTAACTCTACAGCAAAGGGAGTAGCAATAGGAGTAACAGCTAAATTAACAGTAGCAATGTATGGATTAGCAGCAGCAACTAGAGCAGTAGTATCAGCAAACCCTTTATTAATGGTTGCTATGGTAGGACTTACAGCAGCATGGGCTGTACACGAAACAGATATACTTGGAACTAAAACAGCATTAGATGGATATATCGGTGTAGAGAAAGATCATCTTGAGTTAATGGAAGCGGAAAGGATGGCAGCCAATGGATTAACACAAGCTAACGGAGATTTAACACAATCTTATAAGAAACTATCCCCTGTAGCAGAAGCACATTATAAAATGTTACGAGACTTTATGGTTAATACAGGTAATGCTAGATTAGCAGCACAATATGAAGCTAAACTATTAGGAGCGAAGCCTCAGGGTTTTAGTCAGCCCTCTGAAACAGGAGGGCAAATTGGAACTTCTGGAGGAGGGATATCTGAAACAGGGATATCTGAAACAGGTACAGCATCATCAGTAGCAACCACACCAACACAAGTATCTTCAGGAGGTTTCTTACCTATGTCATTTGGAGATACTGGATCAAGTGGTACAGAATCAAGTGTAGTAACACCTGCATCTATAACATCAGATAAAACTAAAGCAGATCCTTTTGGATCAGTATTACAAAAAGAGTTATATAAAGGATTAAATCCAATACAGAAACGAACCACTAATATTATATTAGCAGCAGAATCAGCAGCAGTAGGTAGACCTGGAGCAGCAGCAGCATACTTACGTAAAGCAGATCAAATAACAGCAGCAGCTAACAGTTATGTAGAACCAAAACATTTCACATTTGCAGACATCTTAAAAGATCCTAGTATGACATCAGATAATTTCTTTGGAGTAAACATGTCTAAATCAAGACCAGGATCTAGATCTGAATTTAAATATGGTATTGATATTGCACAAGCCCATCATGGTCCAAATAGTGCAGATCCGTGGGATCCTAAGTCTACAAGAGCAAAAGTATATAATAAAACAGGTAGAGATATAGGATCAATAGCAGATCATATAGATGTAAATGAAGGTATAAGATTAGCAAACTTGGAAACAAGTATGTCACAATTTAGAAATACCACAGGAGGTAGAGCAGCATTAGCAATAGCAGCAGTAGGAGGTAACGCTACTCAAGCATGGCAGGTACCTAAAGGATCTATAAGAGCAAGTGCTGGGTTCTATCAAACAATAGCAATACAAGATGCTAACTATAACAGATTGGCATGGGGAGGAACTAGAGTAGAGGAAATACCTATGGATAAAGAGGGAGCAGTAGTAGGTGGATTTGGATCATTAAGTGCATTTAAGAGTAATTCAAAACAATTAGCAAATCAAAACCTACAAGAGTCAAAAGAATTTCTAGCAGCATTTGGTGTTAAAGTTATTAAAACTTCATATCCAAAATCAGACTACAGAAGGGCATTAATTCGTATGCCTAGAATAGCATCAGAATATAGGTCTATATTGTCATTAGCAGGATTGAGTTATGAATCTTTAAATCGATCACAAAGTAATTATTATTCTGCAATGAGCTTTAATAACAATCAATTAGCCAAAGCAGAACAAATAAACATATTGAGTGGAGGATATGACTTGGGAGAATTTAGAGGATCATCTTTATCAGTACCATCATTATCAGATAAAGTATTAGAACAAGACATGTTAATGAAATCAATAGGTTTAGACAGAACAGAATCATTTCAAATCATTGATACATTTGGTAGAGGTAGAGAAGAGATTGATGATAGAATATTATGGAAAGATAGACTAAACAATATATCAACAGGAACTGCTGTACTATGACATCATTAACTCCTAATTATAATCCAAATGCTTTACATCCTAGAATAGTGATAACTAACCAAACTGGAGGAGCAGCATATTCATTTGAGTCTAAAGAATTAAATCCAAGTGGAACTCAAGACTTTCAATTAGAGGCTTTAAATTTACATCTTGGTATAGATGATGATTTTGGATTCTTACAGCTAGTCATACATGACCATGATAACAATCTATCAGATATGACAAATACTGACAGACCAGGTGTAATAGGTAGAGAATGGGGAGTACAATTATTCTTAGGTAAGACATTAGCATTAGAGGAGAGATGGTTCTATGGAAAAGTAAAGGATTTTACAATCAGTAGGCCAACTACAGGTGTACAAACTATATCATTGAGTTGTGTAGGATGGGGAATTATATTAAGAGAAAGAATGAGTAGGTTGGTAAGAAATCAAGCAAAGGCAGCAGACGGAGTTACATTAAATGAATCTGATGCTTCCACAAAGATATCTGAATTAATCTTAGATTTATTTGAAGATAATGACCATTATATAGATAATAATATACCACGTATAACTAACATCACAGCACAGACAAGTACCACAGGTAATGGTATTGATGAATCAGCAACAAGTGGAAAGCTAGCAAATATAAACTTTAACGTAGCATCATTCGCACAAATCATATCTAATCTAGCTGGAGTAGCAAATACAACATGGCATGTTAATGCAGACAGATCATTAATAGTACAAGATCCAGAAGCATCAGATTCAGGATTTCTATTTACAAACAACTTGGCCAGTACCACAGCAACCACATGGGATAGTACAAAGATAGGATATATATTAAATGCTCCTTTAGAGTGGAAAGATTCTAGTGCAGATATGTTGTATAACTTTGTTCATGGATTCGGACACTTTGCTCCTGGAGTATCAGTAAGTGAAACCACAACACCAGATGCAGCAGACAACTTGGATTCAGAATGGCACGCAATTCCATTCATTCCAACTTCAGATAATATTGCTAAAATTGCTATACGTTCAATCAAAACTGGAGTTTTAACAGAAGATGGTTCAGTACAAATATGGGGAGATTCTGGAGGAAGTGGACCTGATTCTAATGATATAAGGTATAAGAAATTATTAAATACAGCAACATTAAATGCATTAGGAACTACAACACCTGCTGTTTGGTTTGAAATTCCAATTAAACCTAGATTAAAAATAACACCAGGAGAAATATTATATCTGGTATTTCCTAAGAATGGGGATGCTTCTAATACATATAGTGTAAACTATACAGCAGGAAGTGGAACATATTGGGATTCCACAAATGGAACATCATGGACAAGCAGAACAGGAAAATCATCATATAGGATATATGAGGCTAAAACATTAATCACAACTGTAGAGAATACCTCAGCAACAGAAATACTACCTGAACCTAGAGAGAGAATATTTCCTATAAGAGCAGATCTAGAAGAACAGACTGTGAGAGAGACATTGATAGCAGCAGCAACAGTATTAGGAAAACAGAGAAGAACATATGGAACAGTAATAATATCTCCAGTAACAGCACGTATTCCATTAAGTACATTTTGTAAATTAGAAGATGGAAAGACAGGATTATCAGTTAAAGCAAACATAACAGGAATTGATCTACAAGCAACTTCATCAACATTGGGGGTTCAAAGGATAAACTTATCTTTGGATGGTTATCGTAGATGAGTGACGTATCTACATTTGTAAGAAGAGGACAAAGCAATAATGAAACTATCAATAAATTACAGGCCTTAATCACACCTCTAGCATTTGCTGATCCAGAAGCAGATTCTCTAAAGGAAAGAGTAATACTTTCAAGTCCAATAAGGTTGAGAGCATTAACAGCATTAACAGGATTAGATATTACCACAGTATCTACAGCAACAAGGACAAGAACCTCATCATCACTTACCATAGTACCTGATACATCTAGCCCTAGTACGTTCCCTGTATCTCCAAGTACAGTAGGTACATTAGACTTTAATATACCTAAGAAATATGGTGCAGGAGCAAGATTTAGTGGAACACAATATATAACAACACCTGATAATAATCAATTTGATTTAACATTACCATATTTTACTATGGCATTTTGGTTTAAATCTACTGATGGAGGTTCTCAGACAATATATAATAAGGGAGATTTTAATTTTGATAAAGACTTTTGTTCCATTTGTACTGATTTCTCTGATGATTACTCTACATCTGAAGATACAACTACCACACCTGGATTACAAATCAGATTAGAATCAAACTCACAAAAAGACTTTTGTGATACTTGTACTGATTTTGATGCATCATATAGTACATCTACACATAATGATAGGGTTAGAGTGGTAATATCAGATGGAACAAATCTAATAGATACTACCGTAGATACAGGTACTATATTTAATGGTAATTGGCACAGTATTGTCCTAGTCTCACAGGATTCTGTATCAGATTATTGTGTTGCATGTACTGATTTCTCTGATGATTATGCTTCAGTATCAACTCCAGTTATCACAGTATATGTAGATAAAGTAAGCAGGGGAACAATAGACCATTCTTCGATAACAGGAGATTTATCAAACTCATCAAATGCCATAATAGGATCACAAGACACCTTATTAACTAATCCATTACTAGGAGATTTGGCTATATTTGAGTATAATGCTACAAACTGGACTACAGCAAATATTGCTTCATATCATGATGATGGTAGGATTACTGTAGCATCTCAGAAATTAGCCTTTTATTTCGTAGGAAATGATAGTACAGTAGATACATTGGATAAGGTTTATTAATTACTTCTCAATATACTTTATGAGAGAATTAATTATATGACTTTTGATACTATCACAGGAGCAGCAGCATCTACTTCAACTACTTTTGGAGGAGCAGCACTTAACAAAGTTACAAATCTATTAAACGGTGGAGGTTCTGAAGTAGCAACTATATTTGATGATGATTTTAAAATTGTCGATCCAGCAGATACTTCTAAAACTATAAGACTTAACGCAGATGCAATTAGTACGAGTACAGATGTTGTATGTTCTGTAAAATCAGACTCAGCAGTAAATCTGGGATGTGTAGGAACTCATGAATTATATATACCAGCAGGAGCAATGTATACAGTTACTACAAACGGAGCAGATTATGCAACTAGAGAATTAGCAACTAATGATATTATGATTTCAAGTTTTGCCTTTGACACTACAACGGCACAAAAGACTCAATTCAATTGGGCAACTCCAGCAAATTGGGATGCAGGAACTATAAAATTTAAATTATACTGGACCACTACAGGAGGAGGTTCAACACAAACAGTAGACTTTGATCTAGCTGGAGTTGGATTTGCAAATGATAATCCAATGGACACAGCAGTTGGAACAGCAGCCAATGCAACAGATATATGGATAGCAGATGATGATTTACACGTTTCAGCATATTCCTCTGCAATAACAATAGGTGGTTCCCCAGCAGCAGGAGAATTAGTTGTATTCCAACTTAGTAGAGATGTAGCAACAGATACTTTGGGGGTAGATGCAGAAGTTGTCGGAGTATTATTAGAATATTCAACTGATGCCTCTAACAGTAGTTAGATGTCATTTCCCTTTGTTCAGCCTTACTTTGGTGTAGGCAGTTCGTTACAAACTACAAATGCTGGTGGAGATCCATTCATTGTTGCCACAGGTGGAAATATAACAACAGTAGGAGATTATAAAATTCATACTTTTCTAGCTGATGGCGATTTCGATGTTACAGAGGGAAGTGAAGCAATAAATAATGTTGTTCAGTATTTAGTTCTTGGATCAGGTGGTGGATCTGGTTATGATAGAGGTGGCGGCGGTGGAGCAGGAGCATTAAGAACTGCCACAGGATTTGCAGTTACTACTCAAGAATATAGTATCACAGTTGGAGATGGTGTAGATACAAGAGGTACGAGTGCAGGAGGAGGTAGAGGAACTTCAGGAGATGCTTCAATATTCTCAACTATCACAGCAGATGGGGGTGGAGGAGGAACTGGAAATGCAAATCTTGCAAGTTACTATTCTGGAAATGGTTCTGGTGGCGGCGGAGCAGATTATGGTACACCTGGTACAGGTGGTACTTATGGTAATAATGGTGGAAATGGTGGTTGTGATTTACCTTATCAAGCAGGTGGTGGCGGCGGCGCAGGAGCAAACGGTATAGCTTGTACTACAGGATCTCCATATTATGGAGAAGGAGGAGCAGGAACTACAAATCCAATTACAGGTAGTACAACAGGAGAATCATCAGGTGGATCTTATTATCTTGGAGGCGGCGGCGCAGGAGGAGCAAATGCTAACAATCTAACCCAAGGGGGTTTAGGTGGTGGTGGAGATATGGGAGATACAGGACATAGAGCTGGATATGCTGGAGCTGCAAATCATGGAGCAGGAGGTGGTGCAGCTTATGGTGGATATGGTCCTGATGGTGGAGATGGTGGTTCTGGTGTTGTAATTATAAGGTATCAATTCCAATGACCTATTACATAGGAGTTATAATATGTCTCTAGAGACAGAATTATACAAGACAATCTGTGCAGTAGACGGTATCAATTCTGATATATTATCTATACAATATGAGGGTGGAAATGAACACGTTCATGCAGGAGTAAACAGATGGACTTTATCATTATGGAATGATAATGACGTTAAATTAAAAGGAAATTGTATTATTGATCAAGTCGAACAATTAGAAAAAGAATTGGCAGATGATATCATTAATGGAACAAACAAGGCAGTAACACCAAAAGGATTAATTTGTACTGATAATATAATAACAAACATAGGATTAACAGAATCAGCAAAAAGAGATACAGGGGAAGTCGCAACTACTCTTACACATAACAGTATAGGAACAGGAACCACAACACCTACAGTATCTGACACCGATCTAGCAACAGAAGATACAGGTGGATCATACGCTAGACAGGCTTATGCAGCAGCAGGCCAACGCAAAGTATCAAATCAAACTGCCAAGTATGGTATGCTTTGGAATGATGGTGATGTATCATCAGTACCAATATCAATCACAGAATCAGGTGTACATTGGACAGTATCAACAGCAAGTAATATGCACGCAAGAGTAACCTTTACTGCCTTTAGCATGACTACAGGCGATTTATTCGTAACTCAGATTAACGAGTTAATGGTTAATGGCTAGAAAACAGTTATATATAATTGTTTGTAACAAATAATATTGCCAAGAGGTAGACAGTCAGGAATAGCATTTGGACAAAGGTCCAAGCAAAAAGGACAATCAGATCTAGATCAGTTGATAAGATTAAAACAGTTTTTAAAGGGGAGATTTCATATGGACTTTAAGAGAGAATGGTATGTTGGATTTGACAGAGAATATGGACACTTATGTAGAATTAGTGAATCAGTTGGTAGACAAGAACTCGAACGATTTAAATGGAAAAACCCCGACCTCTTATGTATTGATAAACAGTACGGAATTATTATCGTTGAGCTTGATGGTGCAATCCATGATAGAAAGGTACAAAAAACTATCCAACGAAATGAGTTGTTTAGAGGAGCAGGAATCAAACTTATTGTCCTTAATATTGCCGATATTAAAGAGTGCAAAGAAACAATTATAGGGAAATTAGAATCTGAGATGTTGAATATAGTTGGATAATATAGAGGCATTTGTATTTGAAACCAGGATGAGATTAATAACTGAGGGTAAATTAAAGGAAAGACATATAATGGATTACTACAAACATATTATCAATGGCATGTAAGAGTTGTGGTAAGGAAATAGAATGGTATCGTGGTAGGCCAAGAGTATATTGTAATAGGAAATGTCTTGATGAATATCGTATTAAATATAAAGCAATTTGGTATAGAGAAAAACACCCATTTAAAACCAACATATGTTTAACTTGTAATAGATTAATTATATACACAAAATATAATGGTAAAAAATATTGTTCTGTTCTATGTCATCCAAAACGATTAAATTGGTATAAAATACAAAGATTTGAAAAACTCAAAAAGGAATTAATTGATATAGGATATAATACATCAAACCATTCATAAAATAGGTTTACAAGCCACTTTTTTTATTTAACCAAAAACTTTATATAAGTACGGTACGTTACTTTATATTGTGGTAAAGATCTGTCATGGTCTGTGTACACAGTTAAAATGTAAAAAGACCACAAGACCAATTTATGATAATCATAGACGTTGTACCAAATGTGAAGTTTATTTTACAAAAGATATTAATATATGTCCATGTTGTAAAATTATCACAAGATCAAAACCTCATAGTTCTGTAAACAGAGAAAGATATAATAATAAGACTATACGTATAGTTAATTGTGAGACACGACACCTACATTCCAAAATGTTATGAGATTGAATTTGTAAGATTTAAAGATAAATGGGGTAAACTTACATCAAGAGAGATGTGTCATTTAATTAGGAAGTCACTAAATACTAAAAGATCAAAAAAGAAAAGGAAGTCAAGAAAACAATGACATCATTTGTAGATAAGGATGGGGAAACCTGTAATCTCTTAAAACTTGCAGAACTTAAACCAATACATGAAAATGATCCTAATATATTATTACAAACTATAGTAGCAGGACAGTCAGAGATAGAACATTATGCTGTAATGATAGTTTACAAATGTCCAAACTGTACGCATGAAAAAATATATGAATATCCACAGGACTTTAAAGATTGGAGAGATGTGCCACAAAAACATAGATGTGACAGATGTAACTTGGAATGTTATCAAGATCAAGTAACCAAAGGCCAACTACGTAAAGTCCTAATGACAGAACAGGGAGAGACTAATCCCATACACTTAACAGGATTTATCTATGGAGATAACATCACAAAGATTCAACCAGGAACAAAGTTGAACTTACGTGGATTATTAAGGTCCAGAAAGAAAACAATAAAGGACTTGACATATCACAGATTCTTTGACATCAATGAGTATAGATTAACAGATGAGAAACCTATCATACCAACTGCTGAAGAGATACAACAGTTTAAAGACTTGGATAAAACTGAGGTCATTAAATCATTTGCTCCTCACATTAGAAATATGTATTTGATTAAGGAGGGATTACTATTGACTTGTTTGGGTGGAGTTCAAACAGATACAGCAAGGGGAGATATTAACACATTATTATTAGGAGATCCTGGATTAGCAAAGACTCAACTACTCAAGTTCGTAACGAACATAGTAAAGAAATCAGATTATGTATCAGGGAAATCAGCAAGTGGAGCAGGACTATTTGGTGGAGTAGATAACCTTAGTGACGGAACTCGTATAGCAAAGCCTGGATCAGTAACTCTATGTAACGGTGGGGTTGCTGCACTAGATGAGATTGAAAAGATGAATGAAACAGATAGAACCTTCTGTCA